ACGCGCACTTCCCAGTCGAGCGTGAGCCCGTCGAGGACGAGCTCGGTGCGACCTTCGATCGCGCCCTGGACGATTGCGGCATCAGCATTGAGCCGATCCTCGATCGTCACCGGGCTCGACAGGGCGTAGTTCTTGGCGAAGTACGTGTCGCTGGAGATTGTCTGCTCGATCCGATTCGCGTACGTCCCCGGCGAGCGCTGCGTCTTGCGACGCCGCAGCCGGTCCGCGCGCGACCAGATGGGGTAGACATTGGACTGCTTCTCGACCGAGACGGTCGGAAAGATCATGTCGGCGATAAACCCTTCCGGGCGATAGCCGATCGCGAACTCCGACAGGAAACGATCGATATGCAGATCGTGGCCGGTTGCTCCGGGCATTGGTCAGTCCTCCGTGTCAGGCCGACTTATAGCCGGGGTTCGCGAAGTTGAACACACCGCGACCGACAGCACCCGAGGACGCTGCGAAGCGTGCCCGGCCCACCGTTCGATCGCCCGAGGATGCCGCGACCAGCCACCCGGACGAGGCCAGGGTGAGCTCGGCATTCTGGGTGACGGCGCCGCCGGCCCGGAACTTCGAACGACCGACGAACGTGATCGTCGCGTCCTCGCCAGACTTCGGCTTGTTCTGCAGAAGGCCCGCGGCATTCGCCACGGTGCCAGCCACATCGCCGTCCATGCCCATCGCCTTGTACTGGTCGGCATCGGCGTTGTAGTCGTTGGCCGCTTCGACGGCCACAGTGATGTCACGCATGAGCGCCGCCCTCCTTCGCGAGATCCATGTCGACGTACTCGCGATGCAGCTTCGGATCGGTGTCCGCCACGACCTTGGCCGCAGCTGCGAAGCTGATCTTGCGCTCGCTGGCGACCTTCCGGCACTCGCGCGCAAAGCGCATGTCCGCAGGCTCATCGCCGCCAGCACCACCGCCGCCACCAGCGTGGGCACGCTCGCCCGGCTTCGGTGGCTCGTCGTCCTTCGCGGCGATCTCGAGATTGCCGATCGTGAACTCGAGCGCTTCGACCTTGGCCTCGTCCTCGTCGAACCGCCCCATCAGCTCGTCGCGCTTGGCCGGCAGCAGATGTTCGGACTGTACGAGGGCGTCCAGGCGCTTCGTGAACTCCTCGCGCTTGGCCTTGAAATGCGCCTTGCGGTCTGCCTGTTCGCGCTCCTTGCGCTCGGCCTCAAGCTGCTCGGCCTTGGCGACCGCATCCTTGCGCTCCTGCTCGGCGCGCTCGAACTCGGCCCGCTGGCTCTTCAGCCGGGCTTCGAGTTCTTCGATGCGATTGTCATCGGGCATATCGGACTCTCCGATTGCGGTGAAAGTCGCGCGCCGACTGGCGGTATATCCGCGCTGCGGGCGTGTCATGTAGGCCGTCAGATCCTCGAGCGTGTTGACTGCCGGGAGGTCTGCTCCAAGCAGCGCCACGCCGGACAGAACGGCGTCGTAGTGCTGGCCCCGGTGCTCGACGTCGAGATCAAGCTCGATCGAGACATTGCGGTAGCGGCCAGACTTGATGGCGTTGTATACCACAGTCGGGACGGCAACGAAACGCGCAAGCAGCTTGCCGCCTTGCACCCAGACATTGTCGACCCATCCGAGCGCGGGCTCGCCATCGGTCATCGGCTGGTCGGCATTGTGCCCAAACTTCAACGGCACGCGGTGCTGGGTTCCGAGCGTGTGGAAGGTATGCGCGATGGCTTCGAGGTCGGCCTCCGAGAACTCCATTCGATTCCATGTGCCGACAGCGAAGATCTCTGCGGTGATCGAATGCCCCTGGTCGACGGCGTCGAATTCTGCCCTCGCCTTGCGGAAGATGTCATGGCAGACGGCCGCGCGCTGTCCCTCATCAGGAAAATCGCCGATCATCAGTTCGTTCGCCATGCAACGTTCGACGAACGCCTGCTCCGACTCGGCCCGCTCCGGTTGCGGCATTGGCATGGATCAGCCCTCGAGTGTGTAGCCGTATAACGCGCTGCGTCGCACGGTAGCCCGCAGGTCTCGACATTGCAAGTCTGCAGGAGTAAAGCGCGGCTTCGGCGCGGGGCGCGGCGGCACGCCATGCACAAGAGGGTCGCGCCCGAGGTATCGTCCGACGCGCTGGAGGAATTCGGTTCCGATTTCCTCGACGCGCATCAATTCGGCAAGGTCGTAGTCCTCGACGAGAGCGTTCCACCGGTTCCAGTAATCAAGCTCCGGGCACTCCCCGAGAGCGCCAAGGCGCTCGCGGATGAACCGGTTGTAGAAATCGTCGAGAGCGAAGAAATTTCGTCTGCGGAACGTCGTGGCCACGGCCAGGGGATGGCGCACCAGGTGAATTACCCAGACGTCGGGCGGGAGGGAATCCAGCGCCCCTGCGGCGAGCCACGATACCTCGATCTCGCCGCCGTCTTCCCACCGGATGCCGCGAATCCCAGCGGCTGTTTCATGACGCGCATCGAAGCCCGCGCGCTGTAGGGCCCCGGACACCCACCGGGTGCCCGAGTGCCCGCAGCCCGTGATGACGATCTTCGGGATCATCGCGCCGCCAACCTCATACGGCGGTCGGCCTGGCGGTCATGAATGACCAGGACGGCAACGATTGCCGCCGGCAGCCAGCCGATAATCGTCAGCTGCGCGACGGCCAGGACGAGCGCCAGAAACCAGCGCCCGACGAAAAGCACTCCCAGACACGGAAGCAAAATCGCAATGAGGTATCTCATGGTCTTTCTCCTGCTGCTGCTGCGTCATGCGAACCCTTTCTGGGGTTCGACGGTCGGTGGATCGCTTGGCGTCCACGTATCCTGCTCGGTCACTGCAACCAGCAGCGATCGGCAGTTGAAATGGTTCGGCGGCCGATATCCCTGTGTCGTCCAGATGTCGGAATCCGCGGCATAGGTCTTGCCATCCAGATGCTCACAGATCGATGTCGTGCGCCGGTCGAGGATGGCGCTGTACTCGAGAGCCTGCACGAAGTTGTCAAGACCGGGGTCCGTGAACGTGGCCCACCGGCCCTCATTGATCGCGTCGAATACGTTCGTGCGGATGATCGTGTCGATACGCGCTCGGGTGTTGGACACGTCGCCGATCGCATTCCCGAGCTCGGCCTCTGCCTTCGCGCTCGAGATAAAGCCATTGCGCGCCAGGCGCTCGAACATGGTCTTGCGTGTCTGCGCTTGGCTCCATGTGTACTTGATACCGTCGAGCAGGGCACCGCGAATGATGCCGACGGCAGCGTCGGACAGGTTGCCTGCCATTGTGAAGGACTTTGCCTCGAAGAAGTCCTGACCAATAGCGAAGATCCGATCGGCGTCAAACGATGCGGTCATCGTCTGACCCTTGGCCTTCGACAATTCCGAATCCGCATGCTTCTGTCCGCGCTGGAATCCAACTTCAAGCGCCTTGCGCATTACGTTACGGAGCTTGCGACGCTGATGGCCATCGAAGGTCAGTTGAGATACGGCTTTCGGGTCCGTCAACTGCCCGGACTCGACCTGCGTTGCGATCGATTCAGCAGCTTGGTCCATAATCTTGGCCGCCGACTGGGCGTGCGTGTCGGCATTCTCGTCCGCCTGTCGATCGATCACCTTGAAGTCGACGCGCTTCATGGCCCGCTCGAACGTCGCCATATCGATCACGAGTTTGTTCCCGATGATCGTCTCTGGCGCCCCCTGCGGAGCGTTCCCCGTGGTGGGGCCGTCTGGTTGCGTCGACGGAGGAGAGCCTGGCGACGTTCCGGGCGGATGACTCCTCGGCTGATGCGCGTTGGCTGGATCGATGATCTTGCGCGCCGTCGCATCGTCGATTGATGGGAAGGCCACGCGCAGCAGATTGATCGCGCTGTCCGCAGGCAGAGAGCCGTCCGCCACGGCCTGGATGATCTCCTGGACGCTCTTGATATGCGCTCCGTCGAGCGGAAGATCCTGACCATTCTGCGGAGCGCCCGCCCCCGCCCCCGCGCCTGCGAGCGGGTCGTTCGGATTCGGTTCTGCCTTTGGCGGCATATCCAGCAGATCACGGACATGCGACTCATCCGTTTCGCTCGTCTTGACCGCTCCCTTCTGCACGAGATCACCCCAGATGCCGGCGACCGCCTGTCGCTGTGCATCGGTCATCGACAGGAACTCGAACCGGGGGTAGATACCGTCCGCGAAATTCGCCTCACCGAGCGACCGGAAAAGTTGTTCGTTCAGGGTCTCCTCGAGCCTCGACGCATCGTCATCGAGTGTCCAGAGAAACGCCTCGAACTGAACAGACGCTTGCGAGTAGGAGCCCGTGTCTCCTTGCTCGGTAATGCCCAGCAGGTTGGGCACCAACAGTCCTTTCGCGATGCCCTTGTCCTCGCGCACAAGCGCATCCTCGAACGCCACCTGGTTGGCGGGCGTCTGCATATTCATCTTCAGGCCGGACGGAAGAATCATGCCGGTGGCGCCCGAGACGTTCGACATCATCGAGACGAGGTCGTTGTACTCGGCCGAGCCGTGCTGGATCCTGCGGTCTCCGGTTGGCTCGAGCCAACGGAAACCGCCGGCGTGCTTTTCGAGCCAGATGTTCCGGAACTTGATGACGATGTCTTTCGAGAACCAGGATCGATAACAGGCACGCAGTTCGCTCTGCCCGTACTGTTCGTCGATATCCGGGTTGTGAACATGGCGGATGATGCGCTCGGGATCGATCTCGATCTCGTGACCGTTCACCGTTTGCACGATCTTCGTGATGTTTCCGTATGGGTCCGTATCAAAACGGAACGTGTCGAACGGACGCAGGGCAAGCTTCTTCAACCCCCACCAGGTGAGCCCGTCCCACTCGATCTGCTGGTAGACCTTTTCGGTAATCGACATCCCGTTATAAATCGCACTCGCGATCCCGCGAAGCGTGTCACGGAAAGACCCGTCCATGTTGGCGAGTATTGCCTGGAACAACCGAATGCGACGCGCGCATTCCTCCTCGGGCAGATTCGTATCGTCTGGATCAAGATCGAACTTCCAGGGCCGCGAGGTGATCGCACCACGCTTGAAATACACCACCGCCTTGACCTGCTCATCGAGCATCATGCGCCGATAGATCGCATGGCCCTTGCGTCCGATCAGGTCGTCCGGGTTGTAGCGCGGGAAATTCTCGTTGCCGTAGATGTTCGACTGATAGGCAAACGCGACCTCGCCAGTCTCAGGCGCCGTCGTGGCGGGGGTGCGGGAGCGAGCGAACCAGTTACGGGGATTCAGCGAGGGAGGCGTCATTGCTCATGCTCTCGAGGTGCCCGACAACGCCGACTGCCGCGTCGCCGCTGCCAATCGTTGGAGTCTGCGTAGCGTACAGCATCATGAACGAATCCGCGCGGTCAGGCGAATCCACTCCGCGGGCGCGCATCGCCCGCTTCGTCTCGATGTCGTCGGCTTGCCCGGTCGACGGGAGCCAGCGCACCGAGGTCATCTGCGCCATAAACTCGTCCCAATCGGCCTCATCGGGATCTCCGAGCATGTTCGGATCGAGTACGACGAGTCCGTCCCGAAACGCGTCCCGCCCGGAGATCCAGGTCTGGACGCGCCGACAGCGCCAGCGCTTCGGATTGTCGCTTGTCGCGGATCCCTTGTAGAGCACGACGTTATAGCCGCGATCGAGCAGCGTGCCGGCAGCCGCGTCACCGTATCCGCCACCCATGTCGATCACGATGTCGTCGGCGCGGGCGGACTGCTTCTGCCCGCCGAGATCGGCGAACACGCGCTCGATTTCGTCCGCCAGCAGTGTATGGCCGGTTGCCATCGGGAAACTGTAGGCGCGCTGCCACACGGGATGAGTCATGGAGTCATAGAGCCATGCGGCCGTGATTACGGTCATGGCTTCGCCGCCGTCCGCGCAGTCTACGGACAGGCGCAGGCGCGGATGCGAACCGTCGCCATCCCCGATGTCGCGATCTCGCGCCTCGTAGATCCACTGCAGCGAGACGAGCTGCATTGCATCGGCATCAGGCCACTCGCCGAGTACGCGGGTCTTGACCACGGGCGAATTGCGCCCGTACTGGCGAATCAGGCGCTCGGCCCATGCCCGGTCAACCCGCGCACTGTCCTGGTAGCCGATCTGTATGCGGTAGTAGTTCTGGCGGACGTTCGCGTCGTTATGCGAAGCGTAGTGCTCACCGTCGAGCTTCGTTGGGTTCCCGATCAGTACGATGCGGTTGCCGGGCTGTGTCGCGGAACCCTGGATGGCTGGGAAAAACGTCTGCTTTACGCCGCTGGCCTCCTCAACGAGATAAAGCAGCTGCTCG